TCGCGTTATGATTTGCTTGGCTACGCGGCGCGGTACGTAGACCGAGCTTTCTCCGATAATGTTCACTTCTCCGTGTCCGAGTAGTACCTCGAAGGCTACGCGTGGAACGTCTTGCTCCTCATAGGCGTAGTCCACGAGAGCGCCTGCTATTCGGTCGGCTAATTTGTCGGGGTGGTCTGGGTTGACTTTTTCAATCATCTTTAGAGTCCTCTCTGTCGTCTTAATGCTCGGCGTGCTGGCTCGGCTAGCGCGCTCTGCTGGGTTTTATTTATATAAATGATAGCATTTATTGTAAGCGCTATGATAAGCACCGCTGTTGCGATTGCTTCGGGTGCTATCGCGTAGGCTGTTAATGTTGCTAGTGCTGTGTTGTATAGTTTTGTCATTTTTTTATCTCCTGGGTGGGGGCGGTGGTGGTCGCCCCCTTGTTATTGTTTATTTAGTAGACGATTGTGTCAGCGTCGATGTCGTAAAATGCTAGTAGCTTGTTCCAGTTCTTCATATTCAGGAAGTATTCCGTGTAAGCCCAGCTGATTTCGCCCGTCTGGCGGTTCCTGATAGCGGCGCCTCCTCCGTCAATTTTCGCGTTGCCTGCTTCGATGTCCTCGATGAGGCTCATTGTGAAAGGTTGAAAGTTTTTAGTCATAGCGTTTTCTCCTTTGTTCTTACGTTTGTCGTATTCTTAGTATATTGTACCCTCACAAAAAATGCAAGGGTTTTTATGAAGATTTTTTGACTTTTTTTCAGCCTGTGGATAACTTCCGTAAAAATAAAACTACTACCCCTGTTTAGAGTAGTAGTCTTTTAATTGTCGCACGATTTCGTGATAGCCCGCTCTGCGCCAGTACGCGCTGTGGTCAATCAAAAATAGGGCGTAGTCCTGCGTTGTGTTTAGGTCTTCGCACTCGCGCTTCGCCTCGATAATAGCCCTCTCGATTTTAGTCGAGGTTACTCTATTGTTGAGTTTCTTTCTTCTTGTCGCGTCGTAGCCGTGCGCGTTCGAGTCTGCTGTTGTTTTCATTCCAGTACCGTATCGTTTTGGCTTCGCGGTGGACGCTCCGCCTCATTGCTATGTAGTCTTTTAGCTCTTCAGGCTCTGCGCCATTCTCAAAGCAATACTCCAGAAGCTCTAGCTCGTATAGCGCTAGTTCGCTTGCATAATCGATTGACCAGCGACTCGCGTCCTTGATTGCGCCGCGTGTGTTTTTTACCTGACCAGCTTTCGCGAAGTTCGCAATTCGCTTCAGTGCGTGAACAAAACCCTCGCCCAGTCCCTGGATTTCCGCGACCTGCTTTGCGCGTGGTCTTAATTGTCGCGTCTGTCTTTTCATTGTTTACCTTTCGGTTTCTTAGCCGCAGGGCTAGGTGGAGGCTCGCAAGATGTATGTTTATGATAAACGGGTAGAAAACTTTTACGTAAGAACAAAGGTACGACGAGCCTCCGCGTCGAAGCGCCAACGGTGTGTATATCATCAATTGAGTTAATCGTTAATAATTTTGTGCTGGTGCTTCTAGCTCCGCGGCTAAGATAGATTTTTAATGTGCTTTAGCTGTATTATATCAAACTTCCGCGCTGTCGGCTTCGGTTTTCTGAGGCTTTGGGCGTCGGCTTATGGAGCCACCCTTTGAGCCTGCTCGGCGCGCCAGCTCGCGGTTTAGGGCGAAGCCTTTCGGTACGCGTGCGGCTCCGCCTATGCGCCCTAAGTCCCTGTAAAAGTTCGGGTTACTTGCTTTGTTTTTTTGTGCGGCTTTTAAGCCCCCCTCTCGATTTCCTGCCATAGTTTAGTTCTCCTTAATTCCGAGATATTTTAGCCAGTCGGCTTCGTGTTCTTTAATTGATTTTTTAGCGTCCTCTGCGGTCTTGTAGTGTATAGTTTCGCCATAATAGCTATAGACAAAACGTTCAACAGCCAATTTCTTAGCGCGACAGCTATACCCAACAATCCAGCCGAGTTCACCATTATTAGGGTCTGGCTTGAAGTTCGAGGTCTGCTCCAGTCTGACCTTTGCTAGCCTTCGGTCGCGGGCTTCTGTGGCTTCTTCTGGCGTGAGATATACAACACCCATAGCGAGAAGCTCATTGTCCACGCCGTCGTTGTCCCAGATTTCTCGCTCCACGTTTCCGTATTCGTCAATATAAAAGTACGGCTCACCTATTTTTGGCGTGCGGCGAGCGCTGGCTGTCGGTTCTTCTTTGGTTTGCTCAAACCATTCGTCGAAGTTGTCGATGTCGGTAGTAGGAATTGTGTACCTGTATTGCTCGAGTACCCTCGTCCCGTCGCTCTTGACGTCCTCGTTAAATATCGTCCCCGCTTTCGCGTAAGGCAGGTCTTTAAGCAGTTTATATTTCATTTATTTACTCGTCCTCCAACTTGTTAAGTTTAATTTCATAATCACCGTCGTCAAGCGTGATTTCTATTCGATGACCTTCAGAAGCCTCAAGTATTTCTACTATAATGTTAAGAGCCGCTATTGGGTCTAGCATATAATTCTCCTCGGTTTCCTTTATGTGCGTTACATTTTTTATGCGCCAGCTGGCAGTTTTCGATTGTTGTTAAGCCACCCTTGCTGATTGGCACGATGTGGTCAATTGTGCAGTCTTTCATTGTTTCGATTGATTTACCACAAAGCGCGCAGGTCGCTCCGTTCTTGTTTATCAGTTGTCTTCGTATGAATTGTCTTGAGCGCGTTTCTTTCGCTCCGTAGTCGCGAGTTACCTTCGCTGATAATTTTATATACATTTACTCCTCTCCGTTATTTTTTAAAGGGGCAACGGTGGCTGTTGCGCTGGGCTGGCTGTGTTCTTGAAAGGTTTATAGAAGTTGCGACCTCAAGTCTGCCGTCCCAGTGCCACTTTCGCTGGCACCACCGCGCTTGTATTGTCGCCCTCTGCATCGTTCTGACGCGCTCTGTGGGCTGTTTTGTGTAAAAGTGCTAGATTGTCTTAGTTTCGTCTGAAGCCTCGTTAGGCGCTTCCTGCGAGCCGACTTCGGTTATCCAGGTTTCATCAAAAATGATAGACGCTACGTGCTTTGGGTCGTTTTTGATGAATTGCCTGGCGTTCTTTTCTGCGTCTTCGTAGTTTTCGCCTTCGACGTAGATAGTGCCGCTGGCCGTTTGTGTAACCTTTATCTCGTAAACCATTGCTTTGACCTTTCTTCTTACGTTTGTTATAGTCTTATTGTATTGTACCGTTCCAAAAATTGCAAGCATTTTGTCAAAGATTTTTTATATTTTTTTTTGGAGCTGTGGACAACTTACCTCAGTATCGATGAAACGCTCACCAGGCGCGCTCTGGCGTTGTATTTCCTGGCAATTTCGCGGTTCTTCGCGTTTATTCGGTCGACGATTGGCTTTAGTTCGGCTTTGGCTTCGTCTAGCGTCAATTCGCCGCACCCGAGCCGCCGCTTGATTTCGGCGACGGCTTCGAGGTTCTTTTCAGCTTCTGTCATTATTTAATCTCTGCGCCCTTTAAGGCTTCTAGGATTTGATTGAAGTCCATAACCAAGACCTTACGCGCTCGTGGGTTCTTTTCGAAGAACTCGAAGGCTGTGCGCTCTGGAGTGTCCCACTGAGGCTTGTTGTTGCCTGTTGTTAGCGCGTGCTTGAAGTCTTCGCGGTTATATTCGTCTGTGAATACTGGCGTTGCTTTTCGGCGGGTGTAGCGACCGCTTCCGCTTGTCCATTCGCTGGCTTGGATAGCGTAGCCTTGCTCTGCAAAGATTTTAATGTTGTTGATGTCTTTGGCTGTAAGCTTTTTCATTGCTTGCTCCTTTGTTCTTACGTTTGCTATGTTTTAATTATATTGTAACGGCTCAAAAAATGCAAGGGTTTTTGTGAAGATTTTTTGACTTTTTTTAAGAAAAAGAAAGACACCCCTGTTACGGAGTGTCTGTCGAAGTGGAGCGAGGCGCCCAACCAGCCCTGCGCCTCTGCCTGTGCTTGCAAACTTGCACGCTTTTAGTGTAGCAGTTTTAGTCTTCTGCGTCAAAGTTGTCTACGTTTTGGTCGACATCGATTGGCTCGAAGTACTGCTGGACGCGCTTCGGGTCGCCTTTATAAAAAGAGAGGAGCTTTACATACTGGTCTTCTACCTCTCGCGTCGCGACAAAGGTTTCGGCTATGCGCTCGATATCGCCCTTGTAAAACGTCAGCAGGTTCTGATGAGCCTTACCTGTTTTGCGCGTCTTCTGGAAGGTCGAGCCTGCGCGGATTGGCAGACTACCCGCCGTGGTTACCAGTATGATTTCGTTGTAGTACTGCATTCCTGCGTCTTTGAACGCGTCGACCGTATCTCCGACAAAGTCGTGATAAATACCGTTAGAGTCCCTCACGTCGCCTACAACGATAGCTGCAAAGCGGTTCTCCTTCAATCTATTCACCGATTTCTGGATAATGTCGCGGTAAACCCTTAAGAAGTCGTCATAGTCCATATTGCTGATGTCGGCGGGGTCGTCGCTGTATTTTTCGAGGTCTGCGTATGGCGGACAAGTGAAGATGAGGTCGACCTGTTCGTCGCTCTGCGGTACCGTCTTTGAGCTGTCGCCTATGACGTACTCAGGCTCTGGATAGCCTGCGCAGATTTCTGTAGCTTGAGCTATGTTTGCCTCTACCTGGTCTTCTCTCAGCTCGTATCCTAGGTATCGATAACCCAGACGGCTCGCTACTATTCCTCTCACGCTTCCGCCTGCGAAGGGGTCGAGAATCGTTCCGCCGTCGACGTTAAACCACGTATAAGCAATCTCTGCGAGGACTGGGTCAAAAATTGATGTACCGACATTCTGATACTTTTCAGTATCGAGATAATCTCGCTCGTACTCTTCATTTGATAGCTTTTTACCGAGCTTCTTCTCGAGCTCGGTTTTCTTCATATAATAATCAGGTATACAACCCGACAGGTTCGCAAAGACTAGCCCTCCTTTGCGACCGAGTTCCGATTTAATGCCGAGCGTGAGCCACTGCTTCTTCCTGTCGCGCCAGTAGCCCTGCCGTGCGTCGAGGACGCTGAAGGGAGGAGCGATAAATGTACGAGCCAGCTTGCCTTGCGGGTTCACCTCGTCCGAGTCTGCGGACGCGACCGCCGTCGGCACCTCGACACCCCACTCGTCGAGCTTCTCATAGTCGTATCTGTTCGCGAGCTTATCCCAGTCCCAGTCGCCGTTGTTGACGTTGTCGCGGATTGTGATTTCTTCCTCGCGCTCTTCTGTCAGTCCTTCGATAAGGTGTGTCGGCACTTTTTCCAGCCCGAGCTTCTTCGCGGCTTCGTAGCGCTGATTTCCTCCGAGGATTACGAGCTTGCCCGTCCTGTTGCTCAGGATGAGCGGGCGCGCTTCGAAGTAGTCAGGATTGTCTTTAATCGATTGACAGAGCGAGTCGAAGCTGTCCTTGTCGATTGTGCGAGGATTGTCTTCTAGCTTGTGAAATTCTGAAAGATTTCTATACTTCACGGCGGTTATACTTCCTATGCTTTCGCAGCTCTTCCATTTCTGCCGCTCGCTCCTCTGGAGTGCGCTTCTGCCAGCGTTTTTTCGCGTTTGCGGCTACTTTTTCGTGAAAAGCGCGCCATTTTTCCGCGTCTTTCTTCAATTTCTTATACTCTGCGACTGGCAGAGTGATTTCTTTATTGTTAGCCATTTATTGAGCCTCCATATACGTTTTATAATTTTTAGATTGTTGTGAGAGCGCCTTTTTTGCGTCGTCCTCGGTAGCGTAGTACGCGATTGGGTTATAATTCACGGCTCCGCTCATAGGCACGACCACAAGCTCGCCTGTGCGCTTGTCTTGCGCGATTGTGTAGGCTACCGTATTCTCGACGAGCTTCGTCGCTTCGTAGCTTCCTTCTTTGGCTTTGATTTCTTTGTAGGCGTTTTTCCAATTCGGCTGGTATTGGTTTGCTGGGTGCGCCGCTAGCTCCGCCCGTGCAATCAGCGCCGATTTATACGCCAGCGCGTCTGGGTATCGCTCGAAGCTGTTGCCGAGTGATATTCGCGCCGCGTCCGTGATTTCGCCGCGATTTTCTGCGTCGCGCACTTCGCCTTCTGCGGTTAAATAGT